GAGCAAACAAAAAAACCGCCAGCGATTGCCAGCGGTCTAGTGTAATTAAATTTTGAATCTTTCTATTTTTATTTTGTAGTAATCAAGCCATCAGGCTCTACTGTAAATTCAGGCTTGTCTGCCATTCTACCATCAGGTAAGAGCAGATACCAACCGTCATTGTACTTGATGAAGCAATCGGATTTCATATCGCCATTTACTACATCTAAGTAGTACCATTTGTCATAATATTTGACCCATCCTGTAGCCATTGCACCATCTCGGTTGAAATAGTACCACTTACCATCAATCTTATTCCAGTCAGTGGCCATTTCGCCTGAATTATCAAAGTAGTACCATGTTCCATCAGGGCGTTGTTTCCATTTATCTGATAGCATGTAGCCATTTTCATCAAAGTAGTACCAAGTGCCGTCAATTTTTTCAAATTGGTCTTTTGGATAAGAGCCATTGGAACGTACGTACCAGTAGCCATTATCATTATTTTGCCAGCCTTTTTTCACTTCTTCTGGTTGAGCATCTGGATTTGTCAAGCGGTAAGCGTAAAAATAAGGTTGACCTGCTGCATTCCAGATAGCATCATGATTGTTGACTGTGATACCATTTCTTGCATAGTTACAATGAATGATATTATCTGAATCAACGAACATACCAGTATGCCCACCAGCACCAGCTGAATATCCACGTCTTCCATAGATGAAGATATCCCCACGCTGAGCGTTCCATTCTTGGTTCTCAGCGATCAACTCGTATCCATTGTTAACCAACCAGTCATGTTCATACTCTGTATTTACTGCCCATCCAGCAGATACTGCCCCAGCACTTCTTAGAGCATAATATACTGAACTTGAACAGTCGTAGCTATCAGGGCCGTCACGGTATTCCATACTGTAATAGACTTGTCCTTCACGTTCACGCATCCATGCAATAGCATCTTCAATATTGATTGTCATTTTTTTCTTTCCTTTCATATTACGGTTAAGTTGTTGGCCATGGGTCGTCTGTAATGTATGAAATATTAGATACCCGAATATCGCCGATGTCTCTGTCGATTGGTACTGGGTCGTTGAATTGGAAACGCATGTGATTTGCATCACCATAACCGCCTACATACCACGTCCCGTATGGAACGCCGTCATCGTTGAAAATCTGACCAATTAGCGAACCAGACGTTCTATATCCTAAAGGTATACCGCCGTTTGCTATAAGAAAACATTTCTTTTCACGGTTCCCTGGATGTCCGATGAATGCTGGGTTACCCCGTCTAACAATTCCGAACCAACCCCATTGCAGTCCTCCGAATTGATAAGATACGGTATCGTTAACTCTTCGGACTTGCATATAAGAATTACCTAATTTAGACAGTACGTTTAGTTTTTTCCAACCTGTATCACCGTCTAACACAAACCAACCTTGGTTACCTGACGCTGTACGTTTAATCCATTTCAAAGCTCCGTTAGTTTTCTTAGTATCGACATAAGTCTGTCCGATAGTACCATCGACTTTCCCGTTTGGCATTCCTTCGCCGATTAGTTCGCTAGAGGAAGTTGATGGAGTAGGTGCATTTTGACTGGAAGCTGGTAGATTAACACTACCACCACCGTCAGACAAAATGAGCGTGTTCCCTGATAAAGTCAACTTTTGCGGAATACCCACGCCGTCACGACCATTTTCACCTTTAGGTCCTGTAAGTCCGATAGGTCCTTGAGGTCCAGCGGGTCCTTGTTCACCTCGTTCTCCACGAGATCCAGCTTGTCCGTCTTGACCTCGTTCGCCTTGAATACCTTGAGGACCTTGTAAACCGTCCACCCCTCTAGGTCCAGTATCGCCTTGTGGTCCTTGTGGTCCTATTGGTCCACGTTCGCCATTTTCTCCCTTGTCGCCTTTTGGACCAGGGGTTAAGGCAATATTTTGTAATTCTTGCTTAGTTGCAAAATTGCTCGTATCGATTTCAGGTTTGCTCTCTAAGAGTGATATACGCTGTTTTAAGGCGCTGTCATCGAAAACGGTATCTTTATCCGTCTTTGTCTTTAACGCTTCGATATCGGCTGAAATATGGCTTATTTTAGCACGAATACCACTGTCGTCATAAGTGCCACCTTGCTCTTTGATTTTCGCAAAGAGTTCATCTAGTTCTTGCTTGGTTACAACATCTTTGATGTTAACAATTCGCCCTGATTCACGTTCAATGAGAGGTGTTTTAACTGCTTTATCAATTTCGCTCACATGGACATTAAACATAAAGCTATACACATCTGCTGACTGCTCAACTTTTTCAAAATAGATGTAGCCAATGACAGACTCATCTGTCGTGATCAATGATGTATCAAACTGAACCGTGAATGAATTATCTTCGATCACTGCTTCGACTTCTTGGTATCGCTTAGTACATTTGAAGTAGAACAAGCAGATGACCTTAGTAGCGGTCAATTCATCAAGTGTAAACTTGAATTCAGCATTATTCTTATCGTGGCTGTAAAACTCGTTATACATTTTTTCAATACCACGATTACTAGATAGAACGGCTATTTTTCTTTCGATAACCTTTTTCAAGCGCTACCTCCTTTCCTTTAATAAAGAAAGAGAACCCAAAAGGGTTCTCCAATTGTTTAATCTTCACTTGGTTCGTGATATTCAAGCGCTCTGTCGCTATCTGTGATGCCAGCAGTTGTTGGATCAGTAACCACACCGAGCAACACAAGAATGTAAACGAATGTGTTCACACCGTCTTGATAGTTTTGTGGAATTTCAAATCCGAATTGTTGAGCCATAAGGAATACTGCTCCCAAAAGTGCAATAAGTGTGACTTTATTTTGTAAACGTAGTTTCCAGTTAATTTTATTCATTGTTGTTCTTCCTTGATTTCTAGTTCGAGAAATTTCTCAAACAGTACTTTGACCGCACCATTACCGCCTAATTCAACGTAACTTTCATAAAGTTTAGAAAGTTCTTCGATTTCGTGCTGATTGGTGAAGCCACGTTTAATTGCCTTTTTTAAATTTTCTTGCAATCGAAAACGCTGCAGTCTTTGTAAACCTTTCCCAATTAGTGTCAAATTCTCATTATTTTCTTTTCCAATTTTAGCAATTTCTGAAGTTGATTTCTCAAGGTCTTCAATTTTATCAGAAAGAGTGCCAATTTTCTTTTCAGTTTCTTTAGTGTTCTGAGTGCTTTTTAATGAAAAGTAGCTTGGGATAATGACCACTAAAATGGGCGTAATTTTATCTATTAACGTTAGAAAGTCCAATCTAACCACCCTCTTTCTAAATTGGATGACTATTGAACGGGTTGAGTTTCTAGATCGTTAGATGGTTTAGGTTCTGTCCACTTCCAGACGCCTAGCTTACCGTTTTGATAAAGGTCTGCAAGTTGTTCAAGCGTTTGTCCTTGATAAGTGAATGGCTCGTTGACTTGAATCATGACACGTTTACCTTCTTGGTATTTTTCAACGTGATTAGGATTTTCAAGTGTGAAAATCTCTTGTGGTTGATAAGTCTTACCAGTTTTACCGAGGTCAACCAATTCAAGTCCACGTTTGAATACTGTTGGATCTAGTGGGTTATCTGTATCAGTAACACGAGCCAATACCGCCCAATCTGCAACTGCTTTTACTTCCGCAATCTTAGCATCTTTCTCAGCAAGTTTTACTTCATAGTCTTGTGCTTGAGTTTGCAAGTCTTCTTGAAGTTTCTTCACGCCATCCGCTGGATTTAGCTCAGTAGCCACTTGACCGAGTACGGCTTGGATAAGAACTTCGTCCGTTTCGTTCACACGGTCACCGATTAGAACACGGTCAAAAGCTGTGTATGGTGCTTCTTGGCGAATTGCTACGAATGTGCGGTTATTTTCTTGTAAGTATTTGTTAACTACTTTAAATGTCATATACTATGCTTCCTCTTTTTCTTCTGTTTTTTCTGCTTCTGCTTGTAATTGTTGAAGCTGCGTTTGCGCTTCTTCATAAAGCGCTTTGTAATTTGCGCATTCAATCGTCTTATTAGCAAGTTGAATTGCTAAGTCATTGATTACTTTATCTGTTGTGTTCATAAAATACCTTTCTAAAATTTGACATCATATCGCCTTGGTTTCCCTAATTTATTTTGGTAAAACCAATCACTAATCCATATGAAATTCTCGTTAATTGCATTGACCAACTCAACTAGTGAACGATTACGAATTATTACATTTTCAACATTTCTAATTTCATTCTTGATATTGTCAAAAATGATACCTTTCGGGTCATTAGCGTTATACATCATAGCTATTTCATCACCGTATAAGTTGATAGCCGTTGTATTGTCGTTTGTATTCCAGATTTGAATACCGGCAGAACCGTCATCCATGTTTACCCTACCATTTGAATTAGACATTAGAGCGGTATATGAACCCGGTTTATTGGAAATTGCACCAGCACCGAAAACAAGGTATTGAATAGGTCTGCCTACGAAATGGTTTACAATACCTACACCTTCCTTGTTCATCTCAATCCAACCTGTCTGTAAATTAAAATCTGTAACGCCGTTTAGAGATGAAATTTTCCCACCTTTGATATTATTACCAGTAAAGTCAATTGACTGTATTCTGGTAATCGTTGCTTGTTTCGCGAACAACTCATCAATGAATGCTTGTTGTGATACTAACTGCTGGATGAACGCTGCATCAAATTTAACCTTCTCGGCTGTGACTGCTTTAGCTCCTAAGATAGTAGTAGTGACTGAACCAGCTTCAAAGTTAGCAGTCTTGAGCTTATCAATCATTGCCGACTTAATAACTGCATTATCAATCAGTGTATCTCCTGTGATATGAGTTGCTTTACCAATGATACGGTTATTCCCATTTGCTCCAAGGTTGATACCGTTAATGATATCCCCAGCACTGTTCAAATTTTGGATAGCGTATGATCCAGCAAGTTGCGTTACTTGTGTCCGTGTTGCTTCCAAACCTTGAGCAATCTGTATCGCTCTTGTCTGTGCATCCGTAGCAAGTCCTTTAGCTTCATCTGTCATTTTATAAGCATCGTCAAATTGGCTTGGCTTATATGGTCCAGTATTTGAACCACGAACCAAGATAGGCTCTTTAAATTCGATCCAGCCATTCTTAGAGAGGAAAATATAAAATGGATAGTTTTTGTCTTCTCCGAAAACAAAGTCTTCTTGCATTGTGAAAGTCTTTTGAAACTCTTGCCACTCATCAAGCGGTGGTCTATTCTCACCAATATTCGCCCATGTTAAAGTTTTATTCAGACCGTGATTTTTTATGTTAAATGCAAAGGTACTATCTGGATATTCCCTAATACGATACTTAAAACCTAGTGTGTATGTTTCACCACGATAGATTTTCTTTACATAAATAGGTAAGGTGAAACCACTAAAATTATAACTTGTTAACCCTTGGGCTTTGATTGTAAAAATACCATCATTAACAAAGACCTCAACACCTTGTCTTGAAGCATTGACAAGTGTGTTTGTTGACATAGTCAATGAATTAACGATTAGATTGTTATCGTCTGTAACGTATTTCCCAACCTCAGTCTGAAATATCTCGCTACTCATAACAAGCCGTGAAGCATTTTTGGAAATATCACTCTCTGAACTGCCTAAAATACGTTCATAAAGTTGAGCCGTTTCTTTGACACGTTGGAAGTCAACTTGGTTTGCCTTGCCAGCTATACTTTCCAGCAAGTTCGTAAATCGTCCGTTGACTTGTTCTTTGTATTCAAGCAAGCGAACAATATTGTCAGTTGCCGTTTCTTCAACTTTGTTCAATTTACTTGCGCTATCGTTAGCAATTAGATTTGCTTCTTTTGCTAAATCTTCGCTTGTACCAGCCTTTTTCAAAGCTTCTTCTGCTTTGGCTTTGGCTTCGTCAAATCCTTCTGGGCTGAAATCGTGAAACTTTCTGTTGATCTCATCAGATAAAGCACGCTTGTTTTCTTCTGATTTGGCTTTGATAGCATTCACTTCATCTGTGAATTGATTAGTTAACTCTTCTTTTTTACGCTCAAAAGCAAGGTCAGCGTTTTTAAGTTCTCTTGCTAGTTGTCGTTCAAAATTGCTTTGAAAATGCTGATTTTCGCTTTTAAAGGCATCACTAACTACATTCCCAATCGCATTTGCAAGACCTGATTGAAACTGACCAAAACCGATAGATTTCAGTTTCTTAGCCATCGGGGAGTAAGTGTACTTAGTAATTTTCTTACGAACATCTAGTCCGTAGAACTCGTGGTAAACACCCACTACATCAAACATCTGGACGGGCACATCACTTCTACCTACAACATCAATCTCTATGCTATCTTCTAGCATATCGCACAAAGTTGTTCTGAAATACTGCTTGCCATATTCTCTAAGGCTTGCTTCATCCTTGACATCTTGGTCGTTGACTTCTACAACATCTTCATAAATCTGACTGTACTTGTTGATTAGTGGACTATCCACAACCACAGACAACTTGCGGTCAGGCGCCTTTTCTCCCTCACCTTTGACTGTTGCGATGAAAGTAATTCGGGTTTTTAAAGACTTAGTAGATGTCTTGTGTTGATAGCTAGATAGGTTTTTCTTATACATGAAAAGTGATTCATTTTCTGAACCGCCGTTTTTTAATAACCGTATTTGATAACCATGTCTGACTAGATCGCCACCCCACTGACCAAGAATAGAGTGTTTATCCTTAGTCAAGGCTTCCATGGCGTTCGTTGTATCAGTATTGAAGGTGTGTCTATCTTCGATATCCGAAAAAAACGAGAATGGATTTTCTCTAGTGATACTTCCAGCAAATTGACTTAATGCAGTTGAACCAGTCTGTCTATCTAAAGACATCGGATTGACAACGTAGTGATTTAACATCGTCATGACTTGGTTAGCATAGACTTGAATATAGCCAAGCTTTTTCTCGACTTCAAAAATCACAAAATCTTGCTCACCGTGTAGATCATCAGCAATCAAGAATGCTTCTTCTCTAAGTCTTTGCCATAGGATGTTATTTGTAGGAAATTTAAAGGTTAATTGGTAGGTGCTATTTGCTTCCTGTGTGATGTTATCATCGTATGCTGCATTAAGAGGGATATTCCCTTCCGTTAAGTAAATCATACTAGATACCTCCAGTTCGGACGAATAGTCACCTTACGTACATCACCTGTATAGGTCACACCGTTAAGACCAACAGGGATTTCAAAGAATCCACCGCGCTTACGTAGTGTGTTCTGTACTGCACCGTTGGCATTGAAGATGTTCTGCTTACCTTGTCTACAATCAATCGTTGCTTTATTACTAATCGTCAAGTGCATGGTTTTTCTACCAATCGTAAGAGATACATCGCCGTTACCCTCAATCTCAATGATAGGCTCTGAATAGACCGTACCGACATTTTCAATCGTTCCAGCGTTTGTTAATACGACTGGTGCGACATCTTTTGGATATCTGAACGGTTGCATGTCTAACTTAATGGATAGTTCCCAACCATGATGTCCACTTGGTTTATAACTAGCTGATAAGAAGTTAGCGTAAAAGATAGAACCTAATTGATAACTAAATTCCAGAACATTATTATCTGGTTGAAATTTCTGCACCACAGTGGATATATCCACTTGTTTAGAAATATAAAACTTAAATGTACGCTCGTAACTTTCGTATGAACCATCTAACACACGATAGTTACCATTCACACCATAAAGCTTAGTTACATCTCCTTTTGGTTTTGCAACTTCCACATCACCAAAATCTGTTACAACACATCCAGAGAGGGTAGATGTATTAAAATCATTAATAATCATATAATCCATCAAATTCCCTCCCTTGCAAAGAATGCGCCTTGTCTTTGATAGCTATTCCATGAAATCTTCTCACCGTCAAGATAAGTATCTGTTGGTTTTTCAAGAATGGCAGTAAGGATATTTTCCATACTTGTTCTTAGGTTAGCAATCTCAGAAGCCATTGCACTTTCTTGTGTTTCTAATTGTGCTGATGATACATCTAAAGTTGTTTGTAAGTTTCTTGTAACAGCAGATGATGTACCAAGGTCTAAACTATCCCCTGAAAATACATCAGAAATTTCTCCAGCTACACCATTGACTGTTTTCTTGACATCTTTGAATCGGTCTCTCAATCCACTATCCAAACCTTGCATGATTGCATTACCTGCTGGGATAAGCAACTTACGGTCATACTCAATCGGACCTTTGTGGTTACGAATCCAGCTTGCAATCCCACCTACAAAATTAGTTACAGAAGACCACATAGACCGCAAACCGTTCAAGAAACCTTGTAAGATTGCTTGACCTGCAGCGTACAGATCGATATTCCATAATTGGTTGAAGAATCCAGTAACACTTGATACAAGCGCTGAAACTCCACGACTCATTAAATTCCAAGCGTTTTGTGCACCTGATACAAGACTGTTAATGACATTTAGGACAGTAGAAACTAAAGAATTCCAAGCGTTAATAGCTGTTGACTTAATGCTTTCCCACAAACTAGATAGAAAACTCATAAAGCTATTCCATAAATTTTGTGCCCCCTGAATCAAACTTGTAATCAGATTTGATACAGTAGATTTTATCCATTCCCAGGACATAGACGCAGAGGTTTTGATAAATTCCCAAATTGTACTCAAAGCATTAGAGAAGTTCTCAAAAGCACCAGTAGCGTAACCAACTATGACATTCACAACACCAGAGATGTATGTTTTAATTCCTTCCCATATCATAGAAATACCATTTTTAATACCTTCCCAAATTTGAGAAAGGTCAGCTCCAAGCTGACTGAAGTTACCTGTAACAAGGTCAATGATAACCAAAACTGCACCTAAGAAGATTGATTTGATAACTTCCCAAACTCCTTGGAAAACCATTTTAATACCTTCCCAAATTTGAGTAAGGCCACTTGAAATGTTGTTCCAAATATTCATAAATCCATCAATGAACGGTTGAACAACTGTCATGATAGCTGTAGTAATCAATGTCCAAGCAGTAGATGCAACCTCTTGAATACTTACCCATAGATCAGAAAAGAATGTTACGATGTTACTCCACATCAGCTTCAATGATTCTATGTAAGCATTCCATGCCATAGAAACTCCATCCCACAATGTGTTGGCACCTTCGGAAATCCCACTCCAAAGGTTGACAAAGAAATCTGCAATTCCTTGCCAAGCTCCTTTAATCCAATCTACAAATGCTGACCAAATTTGTCGCCCTGTTTCAGTCTGAGTGAAGAACCATGTTAATGCTGCTACCAGCGCTACAATTGCTCCAACTGCCAAAAAGATAGGATTTACAGCTAAAACCGCATTAAAAACGCTAAATGCTCCACTTGCTCCTACTGCTGCAGCATTCTCAGCCGCTAGACTAGCAGTTAAAGTTCCATTTGCCACAGCCATAGCTTGAGATAAAGCGAATGAAGTTCCAAAGATGGCATTTTTAGCAAGTTCAACAGCTTTAACAACTGCACTAATCGTTTTATATGTTTGCCACGCTGCAGTCAGACCAACCACTGCAGAAGTCGCTGAAGCAACTACAGCAGGATTTTCCTTTAGCCACCCTGTGAAGTCTTTTAACATCCCTGAAGCTTCTCTCAAAAATCCTGTCAATGCTTCAAAAGCAGTTCCAAGGAGATTTACACCTTGTTCTCCATCCTTTATACCTAACAAATCACCAACAAAATCACCAACAATACCTAATACATCCCCAATGGCTGAACCAATATTAATAAAGGTCTCACGGATATTGTCTGCAATATTAACAATTTGGTTTGCAGCTCCTTCAGAGAATCCAAGAGCTTCTAAAATATCAATATTATCTTGCTTGCTTAATGATCCAAAAATCATATCAAAGAATGTTTGAAAAATACCACTTACACGAGATAATTGAGTAAATACTGCATCCCCAAACTCTTCACCAAACAACTGAGTAGCTACATGACTTAGACCCTCGCTAATTACAACTCCTAAACCTGACATGATGTTTCCAATCATTGGAAAGAAGTTATTGAAGAGAAAAGTAGAGGTTGTTTCTGCTAAAGCTTGTAAAGAAGGTAGAATATTTTCTCCCAAAGCTAACTTTCCGAGTACATTCTGTGCAGCAGCTTTCATAGCGTTAAATGAACCAGTGAAAGTAGATGCTGCTTCTTTTGCAGTTGTTCCTGTAATATCCAAATTTTCTTGGATAGCGTGGATTGCTTGATAAACATCCGACAAGTTGTTAATGTCATACTTAACACCAGTCAGCTTTTCAGCATCCGCCAATAAGCGTTGCATTTCTTGTTTTGTACCACCATAACCTAGTTTAAGGTTATCTAACATAGTGTAGTTCTGCTTCGCAAATCCTTGATAAGCCATTTGAATACTATCCATAGATGTACCCATCTTGTTAGCATTATCTGACATATCAATCATAGCCATATTGGCGATATCTGCTGCTTTATCAGTGTCTCCACCTAAAGATTGTAAAAGACTTGCTGAGAAACCTGTTACATTCTCCATATAAGCATTTGCTGAAAGTCCAGTGGTTTTGTATGCTTCATTGGCAAAACCCTTTACTTTTTCTGCGGATGCTTTAAACAAGGTGTCAATTCCTCCAAGCGATTGTTGGAGTGCTGCACCTTCACTTAATGCTGCTCCAATTGCTTTACCAATTCCTGCAGCTGCAATAGCGCCTTTGAGGGCACCGATTAAACTTGAGCCAAGAGATTTTCCAGAGCTTACTCCAGCCGAGGCTACCTCTCCACCCATTTCTTTCTGAATCATCCCAGTGATGCCTCTAGCTGAAGGGATGATTTGCACATACGCTTTTCCTAATTCTGTCGCCATTAGTCATCACCTCCTAAACTGGCTAAACGTTCTTTGTAACATCTTTCAAATTCCTCGCCAGATTGGAAAACTAGATAGTCTCTATCTTCTTCTTTTTCTTCCTTATGGATGAATTGACTTGCTATTGATTTTGGTTGATTGATACCTTTCTGACCATCTTTGGTTTGCAACCATAAAGAAAGTGATAGCTTGTCAACCATTAAAGACAATAACAAGGTGTCTAGTGAAACTATTTGGTCAGACATCAATTTCTTAATTCTTGAATCATCTCTTAAACCATACGAAAAAACAGCTACCTTTAATAGAGGTAGCTGCTTATAATCGTATATATTATAAGTTTCAGCTAAATCACAGATTAGAGCATCTTCATCTAGCTTTATCATCTGCGCAAGGATTAGGATTTTTTTACTTCTTGAACAGTCTCAAAAACTGCTTTCAATTCGTCTGCAATTTTTTCGTTAGGGATGATGCCATCTTCTTCACGCAGATGATCTTTAAATGCTTTGGCTTGTTCTTCTCCGAAAAGAAGTTTTAAGACTTTAGGAAAGGCTTGTCCATTCCCTTCATCAACCTCGCCAATTAATTCCAATAGTTCGTAGTTGTTTAGTCTACGCTCTGAAATTTCAAACTTAAATCCTGATGGAGTTTTCCCTTTAATTGATTTCGACATATATTATGCTCCTTGCATGTATTCGTAGTGAGTGTTGCCTTGTTCGTCTGGCAATGCTGTGATTGTCAATTCATAACCAATTGGTTCACCGTCTTTATATCCGATTTCTCCAATCTCGCTCACTTTACCACGAGGGATAACAATACGTTTAACTGATCCATTTTTCAACATCATATCAATTACAAGGCTATGCTCTGGCAATTCATTCGCATTAGCTTTAACTGTGATACCTGTTGCAAGTGTTCCTGTTACATTATCTACACCATAAACTTCTTTCAAGACTTCAACATTCAAGCTTTCAATCAATTTGAATTTGAATGTATCTTTCTTGTCAGTTTGTGATGATAATACTGTTTGACCACCCCATGCTTTGACTTCTTCACTTTCTGGAGAGTTTTCATTTGTCAATCCATCTTCAGAGATATACCCCAAAGTTTTAAAAGCTTCATTAAGTGCAGTCTTAGCATCTTGTGGTAATGCTGTTTTTAGTGGTGCGCTTGATACTGCTCCACTAATATTCGGTTTTGCTGCTGTTACGTTTGCTGATGTTGCTGCTGTTGTAACCATTTGTTTTACTCCTCTTTCTTCTGTTTCTGAACCCATGAGTTCCTCCTGTTAAAAATAGTTAATATCGTACACCGCTTGATAACGATATTTTTTAGTTTCTGTATCCGTGAAGTTGTAATCACTGTTGTGATGCACTCCACTCACTTCATTGACCGTTACAAGCTGTTCAACTGTCTTTTTGACAATTTCATTTAACTCTGCAGCCTTTTGAAGTGAAGGCGCATAACTTTGAAAAGCGAAAGTGGCAGAATGAACATAATCACTTCCACCACTTCCAGTCTTTTCTATAATTACAAAACTTTCAGGCATATTTTTTTTGTGTTCAAAAAAAGATGGAACTTTTAAGTTCCCATCTAAAAACTTCTTTATGACAATTTCAATCATTTTAGTGCCTTTAGTAAAATATTGTGTTTAGCATTTTTTTTCATGCTTTTTATGTCAGTTGTACTAATTTTAGCATTAGCACGTTTTTGACCAGGAGAGACAGTTAATTCAAACCCATCTCCTGCACGTTCTGCCACCGCTTGACCTTTTTCTTGTAATAGACCCTGCATTTCTCCTGATTTTAAAAGTGCTGAAACCCCAGATGGATTTAAAGTGAATTTCATCTTACTCATAAGTTTCAACCATCACTTTCTTGTTCCAGTCTAGTGGTATCATCGATTCAATTCCCTCTAGAGGAATACCAATTGTACGCCATCTACGACCAAAGAATATGACTGTCTTTTCTTTCCAGTCGTGCTGGTCTCCTTTTGGAATAGCTAAAGTATATTCGGCTTTTTTTCCTGTTAAGTTCACTTGTGTGGTGACATCATCTGTTGATGATGGTGCTACTAGTACATTATCCACTTGGATTTCAGTTTCACGGTAAATAGGATGACCGAAGTCATCCTTTCCATCTTCTACTGTATCCAATAATGTTATTGTGATTCCTTTAATCCGTCCCATAGATATCAATCACCCCATATCTTTGTTTCTTTAGACCAAGACGTTTTAATTCTGAGTCTTTAATAAAGAGACCACCGCCAGGAACTAGATAAGAGCCACTCACTGAATAGCCTAATGCACTCTCAGTGAATTGGGTCATTGGTTCCTGGTTGGTGGAAGTCATTAAAGTACGAGCGACAACATCGACTGTTACGGATTTTACAACACTGGCATAAGATGAATCTTCACTAACTAAAATATCTAAATCTTTGCCAATTTTTCTAGCTTCAACACGTAGGTTATTTGATACAACTTCCAACAGTGCTTCAGCTCGTTTACGTTCATCGAATTTTAACGTTCGCCACAAGACTTCTAATTCTTCGACTGTTGCAAAGTTCTTCATTCTTATTCCTCTTTAGCTTTAGCTTTTTTCTTTTCTACGACAAGTTCCCAATCTCCTGAAACTTCGCATTCGGTTGAGATGATTACACCTGTCTTTTTATCTTGGTATAATGCCATCTATTACCTACGCTTTCACACGAGCAAAGGCATCAGCATCAAGGATACCCCAGCCGATGAACGCTTCAGCACGTAGCAAGATTTCATTGTAAGCTTTCAAGTCACGACCTGCACCATCTGGATCCCCGTATTCAATAATTTCCATAGGAATGTTTTCAGCATATCCCCATTTGAAGCGATTTTGGAAGTCACCCACGATAGCGTGGTCAGTTTCTCCAGCGCTACCTACTGTGGTAAGAGTTTTATTGATATCTGATTTCATACCGTAGAATGAATCTGGGTTTTGACCAAAACGAAACTCTGGGTATTGTGCTACACCATTTACTTTAATCTTAGCAAGTGCTTGTCCTGCTGCTGGTGAAAGAGCAAGTCCTGTTACTTCTCCACCTTTAGCTACGATTGTTTGAACTGCTGTTTCAATGTTTTCTTCAACCTTATCTTCTGCATAAGTAACTACACTTCCAGTGACCACACCATCGAATGAGTTAGTTTCCTTAAATGAAGCATTTGTAAGACCTTTTGGTTCAAGACCGTGGATAGCTGCGATATCAAAAGCTTCTGCAATTTTCTTAGCAAATCCATCTGCGAATTGTGAAAGGTATTCGATTTGTTTAGCTTCTGAAGCGTACTTAAATTCATCAGTGATACGTGCCTGATAGACGAATTTAAGAGGTTTAATTACCTTAGATGTAAGAACTGCTTTACCAGCTCCTTTTTGTTCACCTTCACCTACGATTTGTGCATTACCTTCTAGATTAAAGATAAATTGCTCAACTCCATTAAATGGAATTGGTGTTTGGTTTGAAAGTTTAGCAAGAACAGAACGTCCTTGAACTTTTGAAATAAGCTCTTTTACGAGTTCAGGTTTGAAAAGTGTTGATTGTTTAAGTGAATTATCTACCATGTTTATTTTCCCTTCTTAATTAGTTAATCCTTGAAGCATTTGCTTCATTTGTAAATATTTGGTATCTCCAACTTCTGGTTCGAGATTTTTCATTGGTGCAACTGGTGCACTTGTTCTGATAAATCCAGCTAAACGCTCTGCGTCTGCATTTAAACTTTCTTCATCTGTTCCTTGTAAACGGTCAGCAAAATCAAAAGGCAAGCCATTCTGTAAAGCAATTCTCGTACGTAAAGCACTTGACTCAAAATCAGTTACTTGTGCTTGTAGATCAGCAATTGTCTTTTCAGTATCTGTCTTTGATTGATTGAAATCACCGATGGTTGTTTTCAATCCGTTGTTTTCCGTTTCTAGTTCTGAAACACGAGTTTTTAACTCTTCGTAATCACTAAATTTTTCACGCTCACGTCTGATACGTTCTTTAATGATGTGGTCGAGTTCTTCTTGTGTTTCGATTGGTTTAAATTCTGACATTCTCATGTCTCCTTTCTCCTGCTTCCCCGGCAGTTCGGTATTTTTATATAAAAAAAAGCAGTCATAAGACCACTTGTTTTTAATAACTGATTTTTTGCTTTTTCTTAGGTTTGGTTGTAACACAAGCCCAATGCGCAAGCAAGGCGCTATCCATCAAGGAAATATCCATATCAGCAAAGTGAGAACGATACCCAAAACCACCGTTTGAACCGATGTTTCTTTTCTCACAGTTTGTTGCAACTTTCTTCAATGATGGTTGTCCACTGTGGCATAAGGTTTTTTGATAGATACCTTGCTCCCACATTGAGTTAGCTACGATGATTTCTTTCACTGTTGGTAAGATTACATTTTTTATTTTGTAATCTTTCAGTTCTTCATCGAGGATTTTCTGCCCACTTGCACCATCTACAACTATGGTTGCTACTGATGCACGTTTTAGAAAATCAACAATCCATTCATTGCCATTTCTGACTGACTGACAGTCAATTGTTTCAACAAAAACACGATCATCTACGGTGCGAACTGCCACGCTTAAAGCGACATTTGCACCGTCTTGACCATACTTGATACCAACAAATAACTTGCCTGTGAATTCAGGAATTGGCGATACTTCCAACTCATTCCACTCTGTCTCAGATATGGCTGATTTTTGGTTATATTGTGGCCAAAAACCTAAACGCTGGACGTTATGGTCTAACTTATCATCACCTAACTCAGCTTCAATCTTACGCTCGTTTAAGTGGTATCCCATAGATGGATTGGTTGCATACCATGCCTCCACATCATCTATTTCTCTTTCTTCAGGGACAGACCATTCTGCCCACCCTGAATACTTACCTTTACCAAATAAGCAAGCTTTACGGTAATCAGTAAAGACCGTACCGTTTGAAACTGGAGTAGGTGGTGTACCACACATCACAGTCATTGGATTATCACTATCCGTAACTGTATATTTCAGAGCAGATTCTTGCTCTTTTGTATACTCCTGTGCCTCGTCAATAATGAGTAAGTCGAATCCTTCACCAAGACCACCATTTGATGTTCTGGTTCTGAATTGTACAACTCCACCTGTTTCATACAACTCAATTCTTTCTTGACCTTTAGCACGAATAGAATTAAAATGCTCACCATCTTTATATCCCATTTTTTCAAGGTATCTTTTGACCTTTTCAAAAGATGAATGAGATGTTGAAATACGGTGAGCAGTATGAAGTATATTTAAACCATGGTGTAAACCCCACAATTCCAACATGTATAGAATTTCTGATTTACCATTACGACGAGGAATTGAATAACCAAATTTTTGATGTATCCATAATCCGTCTTTATCGACAGCCATAATAGGTTCTAATAAGTTAATTTGCCATTTGTAACATCCAAGGCCAGTTTTTTCATAGATGTCTATCGCTTCTTTTGCTCTGGATTTTTTCTTGACGTATTTTAAAATTACCGATTCCGTAGGATTTTGACTGCCTAACTTGGCCATACTTTAAATCCTTTCAATCGTATTTGCATGATAACCCTGTCGCTGGGGGATACTGGATCACCTCCGTTCTAACAGTGATTGCTCTTTTTCATCTCTGTTATCACCTCCAAGTCTTTTTCCAAACATCTTGTTTTTTACCACTTTTAGGGTCGTATTCTGTTGTGCACCTACATCTGTTATGTCTAGCATAAACATTTTTAGGTACACGAGGATAAGAATAAGTGCCCTCGATACTTCGACACCATTCACAACAATCACTTAAAGCATGACGGATGATTTCAGGCTTCAATCCTGCTTTATAATGAAATTCAGCGTTTGACTGAATAAAATCATCTACAATACTTTGAGTAAAATTGACAATCGGTTCATCTAGCAACCAACTGACATCCTCGAAATTATCCTCAGATGAAAAGCGATTTACAAGACCATCTATCCTATCCTTGTTTAGTGATGGGATTTGAATTGCAAGCCCAATTTTTGCCTTAGTATTCAATTCTTTTTGAACACCAGTTGTATAACTGCTCACAATCTCATAATTTCGCCCTAATACGTCCTCTAAGAGCCTTTTAGCTATGTTGTAATACATTTTACCGTCTGGTAAAACATCGACTGTTAAGGAGGTACTGAGAGCTTCTGAGAGTATTTCTCCAATCTCAATAGCAAATTCATTAGCTGTTTTGTAAGTTGCTTTTTTTGCTTTTAATTTCAAAAATGCTTTTTCTACAATCTCGCTTTTGCCATAGGATAATTCAAATTTATCCTTGACTTCTTTTAAAAGTCTTGGGAGGATATCAATTTCATCATTCATCTACTTTCTCCAAAACTTTCGTTCTATTCAGCATTTCTTCAGCTTCACTAGGACTAATACCTGTTGAAACTAGTAAAGAAATACCATTTTCTTTTGAAAGTACACCTTTTTGGTAGTTACTCAAAAGTGATGTAATTTCATAAGTTGAGATAATTCTATTTTTTTGCTTATCCTCCACTTCGCCTGATGGTTGTGGTGGTAGTTGTTGCTCTACAACTGGCTTAGCATTCATATCTCCAACAATACCAGTTAAATCTCTGATGGCTGATGCTGTGATATATCCTGGTAGAGCTTGGTTTAGTTTTAATACACCATCTCCAATCAAAGTCATCATATTAGCATCTGCTTCAAATAATGGTTCCCACTTGACTGTTGTTTTAACAAATTCATCACGGAAATATGGATAATCATCACGTAAACATGCTGCCACGTATGCTACATTCTGCAATCCAGAACCAAGGGAGCGTTGAGCCTTACGACCTGCAAGACGTAAATTTTCGTGACTTGCCTTAATAGCCTCGACTGATGATGGATTGTCTGATGGAAAACCAAGGTCATCTAAAGTCAATCCCATTTCACCAGCGAAACAAGATGCCAGCATCTTAAATTGGTCAACCAGTGGACTCATGCTTGCTGCATTGAATTGTCCTACATTTGGTTTATCACCGTTTTCATTTGCTGAAATCGTTAAGAAGCTAGAAATTGTAGCTTTTAACTTTTCGATAGGTTCTGCATCTGGATCTAAACCAACAATATATTTTTGTGGCCATGAGTAGAACTCACTAGCAATCATCATTTTTTCGAGGGTGTCTTGTGCCAATTTCTGCAATCTCATTCCTGAATTAGTCACTCGACTGCGACCAAAAGGTCTTACTGCATCAGGTCTATGAATAACTGGAACGAGCAAAGGAATGCCTGTTGGATTTTCAACAGAATAAGGCGCTTTTCCTTTTTCAATGAAATGAGTCGCATTCGGTTCAAAATACGCTTCTAGAATAGGTTGTTTATTATCATCCCTTGCTAGTACTGCATACCCTTCAGTCAACAATCCATTGATAGGATCAATGATACCTGTCGCATTACTTGATTCAATAACTTGTAATCTCACCTCATCATTTTGACCACTTGAGATGTAAACAAAACAGCAAGAACCAATCAAGGAGGATAGAACAACGCTATCAAAAAATATATCTGGGTTATTTTGTCTAAAGATGTCCATGACTTGATATTGGTCATTATCAAACTCCCTAAAAACCAATCTATCTGCTAAACTGTCCACTCCCTTAGTTGTCCAACCTAAAGAGATTTTAAACTGCTCTCTAATTTGAGGTGGAATAGTAATTCCAATCTGATTATTGAAACTATTCATAGAATAGTGGTTATATCGCTCATTCGCACTTGATTGATGTGATACCATCTTCCTGCGAAGATATTCAATTCCTTTTAAACTCAATGTATGCTCCTTTTCTTAATTTTCGCACGAGAAAAAATGTACAGTGACGGTGTGAAGCTCTCAGGCCTGCCCCCGTGGGGTCGTCCCCCCCCTACTGTCACGTTTGCTCTTTTTCTCAATTTTGATATTTTATCCAATCTACCGAATGTGGTAGGTTCCTATTCCCAATTGTTGCAGAATTAGTTTTTTCATTTACAAACAACTTATCAGACTTTTGTCTATTACACTGCCAATGAGCCAATTGTAAGTTGTTGATGTCTGAAGGATGTCCATTCTTATTAACTGGAACAATGTGATCTATGACTGGACTCAGTGGATGTGGATATTTCAAACTTTTATCCACTGGATTGCCACAGATACCACAAGTATTCTTTGTCTTTAAGATAATCTTCTTATTCTTTTCAAAAGCTACACGATGTGCACCTGTTCTATCTGCTCTCATCCCTCTCCCTTCCAACACAAAAAGCCACACTATCGTGTGACTTCATGTAAGACCTCTCATGAGAATAGTGGGATTTGCACCCACTGGCATCCATGCCTACGGTACCTAGTAGGCTTATGCAAATGTCACCCCTACGGTAACCTGTATTCCCAATTTAAAACGGTGTTAGGGGGGGTATTTTAAAATTAAAAACGCAAAGGAAAATCAACAATGAAAGTTTGTATCCCTAACACCGAAAAATATATAGGAGTCTATCAGCCTCTTGCTGATACTAACATAATATCACTTAATTAGTGCCATTTGGGTTCATTAGTGCCATTTTTTGATAGCGCTTCTTCTTATTCTCTTGATAGTGCTTCGACTACATCTGAGTTCTATCTGCACCTCTTTCCACGATAAGCCATCAATATACAGTAGTCGCATAACCATATTCTCAATAGGATCTTCTAAACTCTCAATCCAATCTATTATTCTTTTTCGTTCTTTATAAATTTTATTGATTTCCTCATAGAGTTCTCTTGTTCTATCGATTATTAGAATATTTATATCTTCAGTTCGATTATCAATCGATGGCGATTTAGGCATACCATTAAATGACTGACCTTTAACTATTCCTGAGTTAAGCTTGACAATTTCATTATGCAATGATCTAATTTTAATATCATCAAAAGGCAATTGCTTTAATCGTTTTTCAATATCCGTCAATCTATCTCTCCCCTATAAAAATATTCATAGGAAGATTGAAGTACGTTGCTACATCTTCCACTTGATAAAAGTTTGGTCTTGCCTTGCATGTTTCCCATTTATAAATATCCGATTGAGCGTATCCTAAGATGTCACCTAGCGCCATTTGTGATAATTTATTATCTTTGCGTTTTTGTTTTAACATAAATGCGAATCGTTTTTGTTGATTATCATTTAATCTTTGCTCGTAGTTCATCAGGCAAATTCTCCTCTTTCACGAATGAACCGTCAATCCAGCGACCTTTACGGTCTTTAATTTCTTGATAGGCTAGTTCAAAACACTCTTCAAAGTTATATCCTAGCGATTTGCTTAGAGATTTTAACCATCTGATTGTACGTATCAAACTTAATTTACAAAAATCTTTAGAAGATAAGTCTTGGTTAATCTGAAAATCACTTATATTTCTACTCAAAAAACTAAAACATGTCATTACATCTCTATCATTTTCTGATGTTTCAAAAATCTGATTCACATCCTCTTTGATTAATAGTGCTAAGCCTACAATCACGACTGCACAATCTCCGATACTGTCCTTGGTTAACTGCTCATTCTTCTTGAGATACCAAGCGCATAGCTCTCCAAACTCCTCACTGAGCTTTAATGACTGCTTATCTAATCGTCCACCGTTTTCAAGGTCGCGATCAATAAACCATTGTTTTACGTTTTCTAGTGTGTTCAT